GAAGGAGTCAAGGGACACCAAGATGCTATTATCGATGGTGTTCTTGTTGATTGTAAGTCTGCATCAGGTAGAGGCTTTGATAAGTTTAAGAATAACTATGTCTCTTCAGATGATCCCTTTGGTTACATAGCTCAACTGTCTTCCTATGCAGAAGCTAATGGACTAAACGATGCTGCTTTCTTGGCTATCAATAAACAATCAGGAGAGATATGCTTATCCAAAGTACACTCTATGGAAATGATCAATGCAGCAGAACGTGTTAAATATATTAAAGATATTATTAAACAGGATACTCCTCCAGCTAAGTGCTATGAGCCTGTTCCTGATGGTAAGTCTGGGAATTATAAGCTGGCTATTGGTTGCATCTATTGTGACTATAAGCGTGACTGTTGGATGGATGCTAATAATGGTAAAGGATTACGTGTATTTGATTATGCAACAAACCCACGTTACCTTACACAGGTTTCTAAGACTCCTAATGTAGATGAAATCGTAAACTGGTAATGCATTGGAAGTACACAGGTAAACCAGACATTGAAAATAAATTTGGATTTGTCTATCTTATTACCAATAAGAAAACAGGTAAAGCTTACATAGGATGCAAACAGTATTGGCATTATAAAAAAGGTAAGCAGTACAGACAATCTAATTGGAAAGTTTACATGGGTTCTTCTCGCTCCTTGACAGAAGATATTAAGAAGATTGGTAAAAGAAATTTTAAATTTGAAATGATTGCTGAGTTTAAAAACAAACGTAGCTTACGATACTATGAGTGTTACTATCAAATGAAGTATAATGTTTTAGCTGCTGTTCTGGAAGGAACAGATGAGCCAGCATTCTATAATAACTATGTAGGAGGTAAATGGTATAGGCCAGTAGAGAGCTATGAATCAGAATTATAAAAATATAATGAACACTTTAACATCTATTAGCAATGAATCTATTTTTACAGGTACTCCTAACAATGAGTACCATTCATTATTTATGGGTGTTATTCTTAGAGCTTTGTTAGATGTTAGTAAACCTTCTACAAGTGTAGAGCCTAGTAGTATCAAAGTAGATCGTCTAGCTGCACGTTCCTGGTTCTTTGCTACATCTGGAGTTACTTGTGAAAACTTTGAATATGTGTGTGACATAGCTGGTATAAATCCTATGGCTATGCGTTCTGTAGCAACAAAAGTATTACAAAGAAAGGATATAAGTAATGTCAGGAAAGAAATCAATTCTTTCTTCAACAGAGAAAACTGATATGGTTAATAGTCCCAAGCATTATAGGATGCAAGGTGTAGAGGCAATTGATATTTTAGAAATGTCCATGACTGAAGAAGAGTTCTTAGGATATCTTAAAGGAAACGTATCAAAGTATCTACTAAGATATAAACATAAAAGCAAACCCAAAGAAGATTTGCAAAAAGCCAAATGGTATATAGAGAAACTAATAGAAAAAATATAGAGGAGAACCTGGATGAACGAGATTACTTTACCTACAAACTATCAATCCTTTATACACATGTCGCGATACTCTCGTTGGCTTGATGATCAGGAACGCAGAGAGTCATGGGAAGAAACCATTGATAGGTATCTTTCTTTTATGGTAGATCATTTGAAAGAGAATTACGACTACTCTCTCTTTGGTGTAGAGTTAGCTGACATTCGCAGAGGTATGTTGAACCTAGAAGTACTGGGTTCTATGAGAGCATTGATGACTGCTGGTCCTGCCTTGGAGCGTGAGCATATCTCAGGATACAACTGTTCTTATCTGCCTATCGATTCCCCTCGTTCTTTTGATGAGTGTCTCTATATCTTGATGAATGGTACAGGTGTAGGCTTCTCTGTTGAACGACAGTACATCAATAAGCTTCCTACTATTCCTGATCAATACTTTGAAAACACAGACGATGTTATCTCTGTTGCTGATTCCAAGGAAGGTTGGGCCAGAGGTCTACGTGATCTTATCTCCCTCCTGTACACCAATCGTATACCCAAGATAGACACCAGTAAGATACGTCCTGCTGGTGCAAGGCTCAAGGTGTTTGGTGGTAGAGCCTCTGGTCCTGCTCCTCTGGAAGAACTGTTTGATTTCACCATCCAGACTTTTAGGAAAGCCAAGGGACGTAAGCTTACCTCTATTGAGTGTCATGATATTATGTGCAAGGTAGGTCAGGTAGTAGTGGTAGGAGGAGTCAGAAGGTCTGCTTTGATCTCACTCTCTAACCTTACTGATGAGCGTATGCGTATGGCTAAGAGTGGTGAGTGGTGGGTGGACAACCAACAACGTGCTTTGTCTAACAACTCTGTCTGCTACACAGAGCGCCCTGACATGGGCATCTTTATGAAGGAATGGCTTTCCCTTTATGAAAGCAAGAGTGGTGAGCGAGGTATCTTTAATCGCGCCTCTGCACAGGTCAAAGCAGCATCTAATGGAAGGCGTGATGGTGACATAGAGTTTGGTACTAACCCTTGTTGTGAAATTATCTTACGACCTTATCAGTTTTGTAATCTATCAGAGGTTATCTGTAGAGTAGATGATACTATGGATACACTCAAGAACAAGATTAAACTAGCTACTATACTGGGTACATTTCAATCTACTCTTACAGACTTTGGATATATTCGTAAGCGTTGGAAGAATACTACAGAAGAGGAAAGGTTACTTGGTGTATCTCTGACAGGTATCATGGATTGTCCTGCTGTCTATGATGCTTCTCCAGAGGCTCTTCAACAACTAAGGGATGTGGCTATTAAGACTAACAAGAAGATGGCAGAGAAGCTAGGTATCAATCAGAGTACTGCTGTTACATGTGTTAAACCTTCTGGTACTGTGTCACAACTTGTTGATGCTGCCTCTGGTATTCATGCCAGACATAATCCTTACTACATCAGGACAGTCAGAGGAGATAATAAAGACCCTCTGACAATGTTTCTCCAAGATAAAGGTGTACCATCAGAGCCTGACTTTACAGCACCTGATAATGTAACTGTGTTCTCCTTTCCCATGAAGAGTCCAGACAGTGCAGTGTGTAGGTATGACATGGGAGCATTAGCACAACTAGAACTCTGGCTCAAGATTGCAGACAACTACTGTGAACATAAGCCTTCTGTTACTATTTCTGTTCAGGAACATGAATGGCTAGAGGTAGGTGCCTGGTGTTGGGAACACTTTAATTCTTTATCTGGTATATCTTTCCTTCCTTTCTCTGATCATTCTTATAAGCAAGCTCCTTATCAAGACATAGATAAAGAAACTTTTAAAGACTTGACAGAAAAGATGCCACCTGCTATAGATTGGTATGAGTTAGCTAACTATGAGAAAGGAGATACAACCACTGGATCACAAGAGCTTGCCTGTGCAGGTGGAGTATGTGAAATCGTAGACATAGGAGCATAAATGAAAAATACATTAACTTCTTTTTACTTACAACAATATAAAGATACTGTGCCCAAAGGTGATTCTAATATACATGAAGCTATTGATCTATTGCTACATTATATGGGTGATACTTTGGATAAACCTATAGAAGATTATCCTGATTCAGGGTTTACAGATAACTTTGGAGTGGTCATACCACGTTTGGTGCGTGGCGAATGAAAGGTAGAGATTGGTTAGTTACTATACTAACAATAGTACTATCTCTTTATCTATCTTACATCATAGGAACAGCAATTGTTAATACCGTATGTGGAGGATGCTTAACATGGAAGTAACACTGATAGACCACATGGGTTCAGACCTCTCAGTGGTGAACGCTGCAAGAGTTTCCTTCTCCAAGGAATCTGAATGGGAGAGCATCACTCCTGCTGGACCTGTTAGTAATCTGTTAAAAGAATCAGATGAGAAGCTGATCAAGTACCTTGCTAAACACAATCATTGGACTCCTTTTGGTCATTGCTCTGTGTCTTTCAGGATCAAGGCACCTATCTTTGTGGCTAGACAACTGGGTAAACATCAGGTGGGTCTGGTATGGAACGAGGTGAGTAGAAGATATGTGGATAGTCAACCTGAGTTCTACTACCCTGAGTACTGGAGAGGTAGACCCACTGATAAGAAGCAGGGAAGTTCTGAAGAGGAGATAAACATTAACCCTTCCACAGGTACAGGTCCATCTCTTCTGAGCGACTATGAACAAGCCATAAGGAGATGTATGTGGACCTACGATGAACTACTTAGGAAAGGGGTCGCACCTGAGATGGCACGTATGGTGCTTCCCCAGAGCATGTTTACTGAGTGGTACTGGACAGGCAGTCTCATGGCGTTTAGCAGGATGTGTTCTCTTAGAATTAAGGAAGATGTACAAGAGGAGACTAGAGACATTGCATCTCTGATAGATGTAGAGTGTTCACATCTTTTTCCTGTGTCTTGGGAACAACTAATAAAACTCTCATAGCTCAACTGGATAGAGCAACAGACTTCTAATCTGTAGGTTGCAGGTTCGAGTCCTGCTGAGAGTGCCAAATAAACAGTTGACTTATAAAAGTAAATGTGTTATACTTCATTTACTTAAATAAAGAATGCTTTAAGGTTCTTTATAATCTTGCTCATAAGGAGAAAAATATGTTTACAACTGCACCTAATCTACCTTCCCATGTATGGAATGATTTCTTTGAATACTCTGTAGGATATGATCAACTTCTTCGTAAAATAATGACTAGTCATAAATACAGAAGTCAGAACAATTCATACCCTCCTTTTAATGTTTCAAAAAAAGACAGTACAAGTTATGAAATTTCTATAGCTCTTGCTGGATTTACTTCAAAAGACATTGAGGTAACTCAAAAAGATACTATCTTAACAATTAGAGGCGAGGCAAAAGAAGAAGATACTACAGAATACTTGGTAAAAAATATAGCTTCTCGCGTATTTACAAAAACTTTTGCATTAAATGAACATGCTAGAGTAGATAACGTATTATTAAATAATGGTATCTTATCTATCATTATTAAGATAGAAGTTCCAGAAGAACAACAACCTAAAACATTTAAGATTGAGGAGTAAGTATGACACAGACATATAATATTTATGTAGGCTATGATCCTAAAGAGGAGATAGCATATGAAATTCTTAAATGGAACTTAGAACGTATTGCCAAGAACCCTGTAAATGTTTTTCCTTTGCGTAAAGATATTCTTGAAAAGATTGGAATGTATAGTCGAGAGTATACAGATATCAAAGGACAAAAGATTGATAAGATTGATGGCAAACCTTTCTCTTCTGATTTCTCTTTCAGTCGCTTCTTAGTTCCTGCCTTGAACATGTATCAAGGATGGGCTTTGTATATGGACTGTGACATGTACCCAAGGAGTGATATCTGTGAATTGTTTGAAGAATACAACGATCCTTTTCATCCTATTTATTGTGTTAAGCATGAGTATGCACCTGAAAATAATACGAAGATGGATAATCAGAAACAGGAACAGTATTACAGAAAGAATTGGTCAAGCCTCATGCTGTTCAATTGCTCGCATCCTCAAAATCAAATGCTTACTCCATATGTAGTCAACACTCAGACAGGTCAGTACCTTCATAAGTTTGGATGGTTGCCTGATAAGCCAGCAGATATTGGTTCTATTAAGGAGGAATGGAACTGGCTTGATGGTCACTCACCTGAAGAGATCGAAGCTAAGAATGTTCACTTTACTACTGGTGGTCCTTGGTTTTATAACTGGAAATGCAAACGAGAAATGGATGGTAAGTATGCAGCAGAGTGGAACAATGATGCAGTTTACCTTCAAACAATTGGTGTACTTAAAGATGAAGTACATAAATATTTTTTATAAGGAATAATAACACAGATGACTAATGTTAATTTTGTAACTTCTTTTAATGAAAATTTATTTGTAGATACTTCATATAAATTTTTAGAATCTGTCTTGTCTAAGTGGGAACCCAAGATTAAACTTAATTGTTATACCCATAACGTAGACTTAGAAAACTATGTAGTACCTGATGCAAAGAATATTACTTTTAATTCTTTACATGACGTAGAGACATATGATTCTTTTCATGAGACGTTTAAAAAACATAACGGTACTGAAGGTAAGACAGTAGATTACAACTGGAAGTTAGATGCTTTGCGTTGGTCACATAAAGTATTTGCTCTTACAGAATCTGCATTCAATCTGGTAGCTGCCTCTGATAATCCTGGGTGGTTGATCTGGATTGATGCAGATTCTTATACCTTGAATAGACTTACAAAAAAAGATATCTTGGCTATTCTACCTGAAGGTGCTGATGTTGTATGCCTTGAGCGTACTGATCAAGAGTATCATGAAGGTGCGTTCATGGCATTCAATCTTAATAGTAAGTCAACTCAAGACCTTCTAGGAGACTTACGAGGTGCCTATATTTCTGGAGAAGTATTTAACTACAGAGAGTGGCATGATTCCTTTATCTTTACTAGACTACTCACCATCTACAAAGCACATGGTTTAAAAGTATCTAACCTTGGTATCAATGCTAACACAGAAAAGCTCAGTGCTTTTGAACAGTCTCCTCTTGCCTCGATGTTCCTTCATTTTAAAGGAGCAGATGCTACCTCTCTGAAGAACTTGAGAGATGAGAATGGAGAGAGGTTTGTATCCTTGTCAGAAGATACAACGCATGACATTCTTCCCAGTAGATATACCCTGTTGTCAGATATTATGAAGCATTATAAATCTGAAGGAACTATCATAGAGACAGGCACCTGGAATGGTGGTCGTGCCATTCAAATGGCTATGACTATGTTTGAGAATACTAACAAGGTACACTACATTGGTTACGATTTGTTTGAAGAAGCTACTGCTCAAACAGATGAAGAAGAGTTTAACGTAAAAGCTCATAACAAAATGAGTGCTGTTGAGAAAAGACTTACTGATTTTAGCAACATCATGTTGAAAAGAAAATCAAAGTACTTTACCTTTGAACTTATCAAGGGTAATACCAGAGACACACTAAAGAAAAGTGATGCTGACTTTGTTCTTCTAGGAGGTGGTAATAGTTTTGAGACAGTAAACAATGAGTATGAAAAACTTAAACACAATAAAGTAATTGTCTTTGATAATTTTTATATGACAGATAGCTCTGAGAGAAACGTAGTTGAGAAGTATCAAGGTGTAAACAAAGTCTTTGAATCTATTAAAGAGAATCAAAAAGAAAATAAAGAGGAAGACGAAGAAGGTTGGACATCTTTTGAAGATACAGATACAGGAATAAGAAAACTTATTCTTCCTTCATCTGATGATGTAAGAGGTGGAGGTATTGCACATATCTGTTTGATCTTGAATGATCCTGATCTGCCTGAAGTACCCAAGAAATTTAAACAAGTCCCTATTATTGTTAATCCCAGAGACTGTGTATCAAAAGATTACATCAGAGATAATATTAAATCTAATCTTAAAATGATTGATCATAATAGATTTATGCATCGTATCAGTCCTCATAACCAAACAGCTTTAATTGTATCAGGTGGTCCTTACCTGAATATCAAAGAACTTAAAGATACTATTAAAGAAAATCCTGGATGTAAGGTTGTGTGTGTAAAGCACAGTTACAATAAACTTCTTGAGAATAATATTAAACCTTGGGCGTGTGTTTTACTTGATCCTCGTCCCATTACAGGCATCAGTACCCATGGTGTTACACGTAAAGATTTATTCAAGAAGGTTGATCCTTCTACTAAATTCTTTGTAGCATCCATGACTGATCCTTCAGTAACAGAACATCTGATTAAAAAGAAAGCTGACATATATGGATGGCATGCCTTTACTGAATCTCTCAGAGAAGAAGATGAACGTGGTGTGCAGATTGTAAACAACCAAGTACATCTGGTTGATGAGTTAGGTATTCCTCAAGGATCAACTTTAATTACAGGTGGTACGTGTGCAGCAATGAGAGCTATTGGTATCATGAACACAATGGGTTTCAGAGAGATGCATCTGTTTGGTTTTGACTGCTCTATGGAAGAGCCTACTGAAAAACAAATGGAAGAAACTACAGGGGCTGAAGATGAAGAGCCTAAAGCTAAGTATATGAAAGTCACTGTGAATGACAAAGACTTCTGGACTACAGGAGAACTCTTGGCAATGGCACAAGACTGTGAGCGTACATTCAGAGATGCTAACTCAGCAATTAATTTTACTTATCATGGTGAAGAAACAATGGTAGCAGAGCTATGGAGAATTATTGAATCAGAAAGACCTCTGCCTAATTTCAAGGAGGTGTTTGATGACTAAATTATCTAGAAAGAATCCATCAGAAAGATATGAAGAACTGGTTGAGAAGTACAAAGAAATACATGCACAAGGACCAGGATATTTTAATGGTAAAAGTTTGTTAAAATATGTACCTCAAGTACATCAGAAGCTTATTGCACATGAATGTAAAACACTACTAGACTATGGTGCAGGTAAAGGACTTCTCTATACAGATCAGTGTGCCACTGTACAGCCCTTGTTGTCAGGTGGTAAGGTAATGACCAGACCTTTACAAGAACTATGGAATCTTACTAGCCATCGTTGTTATGATCCTGCTTATGAAGAACATTCTACAAAACCAAAAGGAAAGTTTGATGCTGTTATTTCTATTGATGTTCTTGAGCATGTAAATGAAGATGATCTTGAATGGGTATTAAATGAAATCTTTTCTTACTCAAAGAAGATGGTCTTTCTTAACGTGGCTTGTTTCAAAGCTGCTAAACATTTTAAAGATGGTGAGAACGTACACATAAGTGTATTTAATCCTGAGTGGTGGTATGTCCTAGTATCTGATATCATGAAAAGTTATCCTGATATTACTACTTATTTACTGTGTGAAAAGATAGGACATCTATCAGATTATGTAATCAGAGGAGGAAAGTAACATGTTAGGAATTGCAGAAAGTGTTATTGGAGTAGCAGGTAAAGTTCTTGATAAATTTGTAGAGGATAAAGATTTAAAAACTAAACTTGATGCAGAGCTTCGATCACAGTTGATTAATCTAGATACCCTTCAAGCACAAACAAATATAGAACAAGCCAAACATGATTCTATTTTCGTGGCTGGGGCCAGACCAGCTATCATGTGGATATGTGCCTTTGCTTTGGCTTGGCAGTATATCCTAGCCCCTATGGGAGCATGGGCATTAGCTGTTTGGTATCCTGTTGTAACACTCCCAGAGCTAGGCACTGAGGAGCTTACAGGGCTTGTCATGGCATTATTAGGATTGGGGGCAGCTAGGTCATACGAAAAAGCCAAGGGCGTGGCAAGGAACAGCATGAACCGATAGGGGTCTTTATTATGAAAGAAGGAAAAGTATGGGGAACAACAGAGAATATTTATTCTAATAGTTCTTTTGAGTTCCATCGTATTGAGTTTAAAAAAGATAGTCAATGTAGTAAACATAAACACCAGTATAAATGGAATGGGTTCTATGTATCTCAAGGGACATTGTTAATAAGAGTATGGAAAAATTCTTATGATCTAGTGGATCAAACAATTCTTAAAGCAGGAGACTTCACCAAAGTTAAACCTGGAGAGTACCATCAATTCAAAGGTCTTGACGATGGAGTAGCCTTTGAGTTATACTGGGCTGAATTTAATCATGATGATATTGAAAGGGAATCAATTGGAAAAGGACCAAGAGGCTACATTGAAGAAGACAACTCCTCTACATACGAAGGATTGGTACATAAAGTGGGCAGCTTCACTGATCCTATTAGTTGGAATGCTGCTGACAAGCAATAATGTTTTTCCTATAAACCTATTCTTTCATATAGTAGGTTTATCAGGATGGTTGATTGTAGCCATGATGTGGAATGATAGAGCTTTAATTATTATTAATTCTGTGTCTATTGCTATCTTAACAAATGGATTGATACATTACTATGCCTCTTAATGCTAAACAAGAAAAGTTTGCACAAGCCTATGTATTACACAGGAATGCAACAGAAGCTGCCAAGGCAGCAGGATATTCTGATAGGTCTGCCAATAATCAAGGTTATCGACTCCTTCAAATGGATGAGGTTACTGAGAGAATTGCAGACCTAGAGAATGAACTAGTCACTGACATTGATGTAGTAGATGAGCTTGAATCTCAATACACATTTGCTGCTACTAATGGACATACTAACAGTGCTATCAAGGCTCTTGAGTTATTGTCTAGAGTCAGAGGTGCCAAGTCAGATAGGACTACGCATCTATCTACAGAGACAATAGAGAATGAGATCGTAGGTTACATGGAAGCTCTGGGTAAAGATAAGATAGATGATCTAATCAAGAAGTGTAAGTTTTAAACTTCTTATCATACTCATCTTGCATACTACCTTCATATGCATTAGTATCTCCTGCTAGGTATTCTTCTGACCAAGGTCCACGTTCAGGCGCTCTTACTGCTCGTCCTCTAATTGTTCTCATATTGTTTGCTGTATATGAATAGTTAAACTTAGTTTCAAAGTTGTAAATAATTTGCTTCTTTAAATCTCCTTCAGCAGGTTCAACTCTTGTTACCTTAATTAAATTATTATCAGGTCCAAGCACTGTATCACCTATGTTTAACCACTGAACAATAGCTGCTGTCCCATCTCCTTTAATTATCCATTCAGTACCTGACACCATAGAATCATTTAGATGCCATATTTCAGGATGAACATCAACAAGCAAAGATATAATAGGTTGCGGTTCTAGAGGTGTGTTCCATCGTCTTGTTTTTTTAGTTTCAGGAAATGACATAACCATATCACCTATCTTTAGGTCTTCAATATTACAATAGGTACTATCTGCCATTAATACTTTTGTACCTGCCACCCAACATCCTGGCGCACCTGCACCATCAGAACCACCATCACCATCAGCATCACCAGCTCCTGGCCCATCAGGAGCAGATGGTCCTCCCATAGCTCCAGTATCTCCAAATCCACCAAACCCAGGACTACCTGGAGAAATTCCTGATGCTGGTCCTACATCAGGGACTGAACCAAAAGGTCCAGAGGTTTCATCAAAACCTGGACCTGTAATCCCAGGCATACCCTCTATTCCTATACCTAACCCACTTGTAGCAGCATCTACACCACTACCAGGAGCAGACCCTACTCCAGGACCTTCAGCGCCCTCATCTTCACCCCAGAATGATCTTACTAAATTAAATAGCATAATAGGAATAGCCAGAGGAGGGAAAGCTACTGATAATAAACCAAGTCCAGCTTGTAAACCCATCTCTGCAAAATCAAAATCTTTACCCTGTATAGCTTGACTTGCAAACTCACCTAGAAAACCTCCAAGAGGACCAGCAAATCTTCCTAAAGTTGGAGCTAAAGCAGTATTTGTTGTTGCTTTTGCAAAGGCACCTACTAGACCACCAGCTACTGGTGATTTAGCAAAGCTACCATCTTTTCCTTCAAACGCCCCACTAACTTTACCTGATATATCTTCTGCTAAATTTGATACGCCTTCTGTTACTGTATCAAGACTAACATCAACATCAGGAGGTGTAAAATCAGGCGCATCTACAAATGGATCATCTGCTCCACCATCTACAGGAATCAAAGAAGAAATACCTCCTTGAGGCAGACCTGGAGCTAACTGTTGAGGATTTTCTATCTGTCCTATATTAGTTGTAGTTTTAGGAATAGCTCTACCAAAAATATCAAACTCAGCTATCTGACCTATATCTAACTCTTGATTAGGCACACCACCTTCCTGCCTACGAACAGGAATAAAACCAGATAATCCAGATTGATTAATTGGCTGAGTAAACATTACTTATAGCTCCACACCCAAGGGCGAGGGTGAGTATCAGATGACATATCATCTAGGTGTATGAACCTACGCTCATGTGCGCCTCTCTGAGAGACTCCTATGCCTGTCATACCATGCTTTATAGCCAAGTATATAATGTCATAGGCTACCTCTCCCATTGCTGCTACATCTACAGCTTTACCATACACATGAGGAGAATCTTTAACACCTCCTATGGCACTGTTATGTGCAGGATGGCGATAGCCTGATGTTATGATCATGGGTCTACCTAAATCTTCTCGTATCTTAATTAACTTTTCTAGGAAACCATCATCCATCTGACATTCATCAGTGCCTTTACATTTAAGTTCATCTATAGAAAAGTATTCATTCTCTACCATCTTTAACTCCTGTGTCTGGATGACTTCCATTATGCATGGATAAAATTTTATCGCTATCTTTTTTAAGCTGTTCTATTTCTGTTTTCATTCTTTCCAAGCTACGATGTAACTGTTCTCTATTTTCAGGAGATAGGATAGCAGTCAGTACTCCTATCTTGTTTGCTGATACTTGTGTACTGATATTGTTCTTCTCTAGGTTATCAAAGAGATCATTAATATTCTTTTGCATTGCCTTAGAATCTTCTTCAAGCTCAATACACTTCTGTCTTGTAACAACAAAGCTTGTTATAACACTGATCAACATACCTCCCAGTGTTATCAGTAGTCTAGCATCTAGCTCCATATTAATTATCTTTAACTGTAATTTTTCTACGTTGGCTAGATAGACGCAATATTTCTTTTATATATTTATTCTTTCTGTAATCTTTTCCAAACTTTTCCCTTAACTTTCTATCTGTTTGTTTATTGGCAAACAGAGTATCAGGAATTACTATACCAGTTCTAGCTAAATTTTCTATTGAACTTTTAGCTCCTGCTTGAATTAATTGTTCTTTAGGACTATAATAAAAATTATCTGTAGACATCTTAATGATATCTCCATAATTAATAGTTTTATCTCGTAACTCGCCATTTCTTCTTTGCTTATAAGGCATTCCTAAAGTAACACCAACCTTTTCTGCAACTTCGTTCATAGCTTGGTACTTACTTTCTTGTAGTTCTTTATACCTCTCAAGCAATTCTTCTCCTATTTCATCTGTAATACCTTGAGGTCTACTAGGTAATTTACTTAGATAAGCATCTAAAGCTATCTGAGTAGCAGCAGCTTGTTTTAAAGGTTCAGATAAATTAAATCCTATTGATCTATTTAAGTTTACAGTTGAAGTACGAATACCTGTAGTCATCCAACTTTCTATGTCTTCTAAATTTTGAGGGAATCCTGAAGCTGATTTACCTAGTCTATTAAGGTCTTCATCACTCCAACCATTTTGAACATAATCTATTAGATTTTTATAACCAGCAGACTCAGCAAATTCATTACCTCTAGTAATTACTTGAGATGTTCCTGGTTCCATAGTCTTTAAAAATTCTACCATGCCTGTTCTAATATTTTCAGTGCTAAATTTTTCTTCACCTTTTAGTTCAGAATATAAAGGTTTACCATTCTTAGTTTTTTGTGTAAGCAAAACTCGTCCAAGACCATCCCAGAAAAACTTAGGACTTGTATATGGACCTGTTATAGAATCATATACTGAACCTATAGCCTCATCTATTTCAAAATCTTTTATATCATCACCAGCCATTAATCTACCTGTTATTTGTCTTATAGGTAATTTTAAAAGATCAGCAGCATCAAATTGTGAAGAGTTTGAATATCGAGTCATAATAGGACCATTACCTTCTTGAATCATACCATCTAAGAAAAATTGATTTTGTCCTTTACCCCAACCATCAGGTGCAAGCATATTAAGAACTCTTTTATTTTGATTAGTTATACCATACTCTTCATTGTTTTGAGTTGTATAATACCCAATACCTGATGTTACTGTAGCTAACCCTGTTAATCTTTTAAGCCCTCGAATAGCTAAACCTCTTTGAGCTTCTGCACTTAACTCAGGATTACTTAATTGTTTAATATCATTAATACCATTTTTAATAATATTTTTATGAGTTCGTATCATTTCTGAAGGAAATAAAGCATATGTTCCTATAGGTAACTTACTAAGTTGTCTAGCAGCAGGAGATGCTACACTATAAGATGGCATAGTATCTCTAACTATCTCAGATGCTTTTGCAAATAAATCATCTTCAGAAATTTTTCCATCTCTTATTTCATTTTTATAAATTTTTCTAAGGTCTTGTAACTCAAAACTATGAGCCATTATTTTAGAAACAGTATCTGAAGTTCCATAAGCTTCGCTTAAATATCCTAATCCTTTTTGATATCCTTTGAGTCCTCTTTGCAAAGTTGCTCGTACAGGTCTACTTTTAAACTCTGCCATAGCAGCTTTACCAAAATTATTTACTGCTGATTGAACCATCTCAGCAGATAGGTCAGTATCAATAACACCCTGTTCTTTTAATTTTAATAAGGCTTTTGTAGCTTCTTCATTAGTTCCAAAGTATTGATTGCGTAAGAGTTGTCCTGATTTTTTCCAAGCTTGTCCTTTAGCAAAATTAAAGAAATGACCGTTAGATAAAAATGATTGCCCTGCTCCATACAGATTTACAATATATGCAGGAAGATCAAGTATCGTTTGGCTTGCTTGTCCTAGAGCAGCAGCGTTTTGTACAAATCTTCCAAAACCACTTGACCCCAAGGCTTTAGTAGTTGGACCAAAATAATCTATTCCCCCCTCAATAAACTTTAACATTTTTGGAGAGGTGTATATATCTTTTAATAAAGATATCTGATTACCTTTTCTATTAGTGTAATCTTTTCCTAAAGTTTTTTCAACAAGAGTAAAAAGACCAGCACTAGCATCAGATGTTCCAGTAGGAGAAAGAGATTCTACAACTCTAGCTTGAACCCTTGGTAATTTTTTAGGTATTAAACCACCAAGCTCAACATAAACCCCTTCACCGCCATTCTGTTTGTTTAACGCTTGTTTAAAAAACATGTCTACACTAGCTAAATATTCTATTTCATTAAGAAGCCTACGTTGTTTTCCTAATGTATTTCTTATATTACCTTTCCAATCTTTATTTACACCTAATAACTCAAGAATAGGTTCATCTAAATCTTTTTTTCCCATTAAAACTTGTTTAGCTTGAGGAGACATTGTTGAAGATTCTACAACATTATTTAGTATCTGTAATGGATTAAGAAGAATACCTCCACCCTCTTGAGGTTTAGCTAATCTTTCTACTACATTAAGAATTATACCATTAATTTCATCTTCATTATATTTATCACCATATAAACCCTTAAAATATTCTCTAGCATTTTCAACTTTATTTATAAATTTTGCATCTACTTTTTCATTCTTTAAGGCTTTACTAATATCTTCTAAATATAAAGGATTGTTTTCAGATAAAAAAGTTCTGGTAATATATATTTCATTATCACTACGTTGAACACCTAATTTTTGATTATCAGGTAATCCTAAATAGTTATTCAATGAAGATTCATTTTGATTAACTTTATCTTTAACATTTTCTAATTGAGTTTTTAATGCAGAAATATTATCAACTGCTTGAATTGATGTTGGATTACCTGCAAAGTATCCATTAATTAAATCATCTTTTTCTTTTTCAGAAAGATCAGATAAGTTCTTTTTAACAGCTTTATTTAAATCTCGTAAAGATTTTTTAAGTTCAAAATTAATTGCCCTATCACCTCTAGCTTTTTTAATAGCTGCTCTGAATAATTCTGGAGGGAGGGCAGAAGCAGAACTAAAAAATCTACCTGCACCTGTATTTATTTTAGCTAGTCTTTCTGTAATAGCATGACGAGCTTTAGGTTTTCCTGGTACAGCTTCTGTAACGTCTAGTAAATTTATTTGATGGTTAGGAGATTTATTTATAGATTCAGTCATCTCCTTAATAGCTTTACTTTTATTTATTTGACTAAAAGCTTGAGTACCATATTTTCCTAGTACTCCTCCAATAACTGTACCTCCAACTATTGATAAACCAGTTTGTAATCTATCTGGTTGTTTAATCTCTCCTGTTTCAGGATTAATAACACCTACATCAGTTTCTAAACTTTGTCTAGCAATATCAGCACCTCCAGCATAAGTTGCTCCTGAAGCTGCTGCTGTCATACCCATGTTCCTAGCTACAGTTTTAACTGCTTCTTTACGAGCTTCCTTTACAATCTCCTCTGTGGCTTTACCACTACCTTGAGTTACTCCACGTTTAGCTAGCTCTGCTATAAGCTGTTGTTTAAGCTCAAACTTAGCTGCTGTTGTAGCTGCTCGTCCTCCTATAAGTTTAGCTAAACCTCCAACACCAAACCCTGCTATGATTGAACCCCATGTTAAAGGATCAGCACCTGTATTTTTAAATGCTCGCATAGTAGATTTTAAATCTGTGTCGACTGTATCAAAGTCTTGTAAAGATTTTACCCATGCTTCTTTAACATCATCAGGCATCTCATCTATGTTTAATGCAGTTTTAGCAGCAGTAAATCCTAAGTCAGTTAGGTTCCAGTTTAAAGATGAATGTCGATCTGCAAGCCAATCACCTGGACTATCATAACCAGCTTCAGCAGCATTAAAAGGTTTACCTTCTTCATACTCATAGATTTTCATACCTGATGAAATCCACTTAGGGTCTTTAATTAAATCATTAACAGAACGATCATCTTCTTCTGGTTCAATAGCTTGCTGCTGTTGCAATAAATTTTTAGCACTAGTTGTCTTAGCATCTGGTATAGGAGAGGTATCCTTTTTATTTCCTTTAATAATACTATCAAAAGAAGATGGTTGAGCAATAGGTTTTAAAGAAGACCTATTTACTCCTCCTTTAATTATTTCAGAAAAAGAATCAGACATGATTATTTAGCACTTCTAATTTTTATAATACGCATGATTGTAGGTATATCTTCCATAGATAAATTGCTATTATCTCCTGACTCTACTATTATTTTAAGCTTTTCTTTTTGCTCTTGTGGAGATAGTTTAGCTAAATCATTTAAATTTTGATCAGTAAGTTCTTGTTTTTGATTTCCTATGTTATAGTTAGCCATTAAATTTTCAGCTTTAGATTTTAATGTTATTAATAAACTATCTTGAAAATCATCAGAATTTTTATTTTTAAATCCTTTTAAACTATCTAATAGTTTAACTGATAGTTCAAAACCTTTTTTAGAATCTAATGAAGCACCACCTTGAAGTACAAGAGTTTGGTTTTCTTCATCCCAACCTAAACCTTCCATCTGTCCTATTTCTTTTCTTAAAGCAGTAAACTCACTAGCAGATATATATTTTGTCTTATCTTTTAAAGCAGCTTGTCTCCTAGCTTCAGATTCAGCACGTTGTATGTCTAGTTTTTCTAGTTCTAACTGCAAAGCTGTATCTTCTTTAGATCGTGCGGCTTTAGATAACATACTTTCTCTATCAGATGTTAATTCAAAATCTTCTTGTGCAGATTGTAAAGCTTCTTGTCTAAGAGCAGCTTCAGATGCAAACTTCTCATCAGTTGCCATACGTTCTGCTGCAATCTTTTGACCTTCTACTCCTATTTGCTCAAGCTGTGGTCTTTCTGGATCACCTCTACCTGCTGCACTTAACATTCTAAACAAAGCAGTAGTATTAAATCCTAGACCAAAAGGATCGCGTCTTTTACCTTCACGATCTAATCTTGCTTGAGCAGCAGCTTCAGCACGTTGACTTCTATTGTCTATAATACTCTGTTGTTTTTCTAATAAAGATCGTCTAGCTGCATCTTCGTCTGCTCTAGATCGTCTACGACGAGACATAAGAGCATCTATATTTTTTGGTCCTTGTCCTACAGGGCTTAACCTTGTAAGTCTTTTTCCAAAAGAATTGTATGTCAACCCATCTTCATTTTCACCTAGCTCTCCACTAGTTTGTCCACTTATTTGCCTACGAATAAGAGGAACAAGTCCACCTTCTCTACGAGAAACAACACCACCATGTCGCTTCGCAGTCTTTCCACCTAGCTGACCAAATAGATTACCCACTCCTGTTCCTATAGCACCTACATTAGTAGCTAAGTTTTGAAATGGAGAAGGTCCAAAGGTAGTAGGAGATTGTTTTACTTCTTGTCTTAGATTGGGAAAGCCAAATGCTGCTCCTTGCATTCTGTCAAGAACCTGTTCAGGAAATGCTTGTTCTTCCAGAAACTCTTTATATAGTTCATCAAGTGCAGATTGCGTTTGTTGTTGTTGTACAGCACCTACTTTTTCTAGACCCTGTAGTTCTCTAGTCTGTTGACCTAGTTGAGCAGGAGATAGTCCCATCAAGGCTGTAGCCTCTCCACGTTCTCTAGCCTTCTGTTGTTCAAAAGCTTTTAATCCTGTGTTGTAAGCTGACTGCAATCCCTTGGCTTGAATATCTCCTAGAAGTTGTTGCTGACCTCTCATAGCTTCTGCTTCTAAGATAGCTCCTCTACTACCACCAAACGATCCTGCTCCTATCTGAGCAGCTTGTAGTTTAGGAAGAACTTCTTGCTCAAACTTTTGTTGTGCCTCTCTTTTCTCTATGTCTATAACAGCTTGTTGGAAAGGAGACATAAATCTTTCAGCAACATCACCTGTAAATTCTTCACCTTGTCCACGTATTAAAGCTTCAGCATCTTGAAAACGAGTACCAGAAAGTCCTGGCCCTGTTCTTTCTATAGTGCGTTCTCCAGTGACAGGATCAATTGTAGTTTCAAATCCAGCAAGACTCGTAAGACCACTTTGAGCAGCAAGTTGTTCAGGAGTAAACTCTGCAATAGTTTGTCCTGTATAAGCTTTGTACCCACCTGGGTCTATGGGTTGACCTGCATCGTCAAGAACTAATTCTCCTTCTTCATCTCTTAGACCCTCTGAGCGTAGTGAAGCTAAAGCAGATTCACGCTCAAGGTAATCTTTCATGAATGGAGCAATCTCGTCTGCCAGAGTTTGTTGAGTAATAGTTACTCCACCTGGACGAGC